CAACGATATAGCTGTCGAGGTGAAGCTGAACGCCGACTCGACCAAGTGGGGCCCCTCCAAGCTGATGGAGGAGTTCGCCTCGTTCGTGGTGATGATCGACATCCCAACGAAGTTGAAGGAGCACCTCCTCACCGTGATCAGGGCGTTCGCGAACAAGCTGATCCTCAACCCCAGGCTGCTGAGCAAGAAGTGGAGGATGAAGCCCGAGGAGGAGCTGGAGGAGGACGAGGACTTGCAGTGGGCGAGGGAGGAGAGCATGTCGAACCACGAGACCATGAAGATATTCTCCGGGATGGGGCAGGGGATGCTGCACAAGATGAGCAGCGTGATGCACGTGTGCAAGGACCTGGTGATGGAGTCCGTGATGTCCGTGATAATGATGGGGAGGAACAACTACAAGTCCATGTTGACGCTGATCTCCTCCGACGACATCTTCAAGAGCATCATCTTCAGGTCCAGCACCTCGATCGGCCTGCACAAGTGGATCAACGTGTTCCTGATGGTGCTCGAGGTGACCAACAGGTTGGCCAACATCCACACGAACTGGAAGAAGACCGCTGTCCACCTGATCATATCGGAGTTCAACTCCTACTTCTCGACCGGGAAGAGGGCGTGCATGGCCGTCTTGAAGGACGTCTACACGTCGATGGAGGTCGTGGACATGACGGACCCCTACAAGGCCGTGAGCAGCATCGTGTCCAACATCTCCAGGGCCTTCAAGAACGGGATGTACCTGACGACCGCCAAGGTGATGTTCCAGGTCATGAGGATGTGGCTCAAGAGGATGTACTGCCTCAGGGACTCCACGACGTCGTCCCTGATGAGCATCCTCAACTGCACCGAGGACTTCCTCCCCTCCAGCATCGGCTACCTGTCCGAAAACTGCGTGTTCGGCCAGATGGTGTTCGGGAACGAGATCTTGATGCACCACCCCGACAACTCGAAGGAGTTGATGGACTTCTACAAGGGGTTGTTCACGGGGACGAAGGAGGAGATGAGCCAGATGGCGTCAGACGACCTCCTGGACTCCCTCACGTCCCGCATCTCAATCAAGGCGCACGAGAGGATGGACAAGAAGCTGAAGAACATGGTCTCCACGTACAAGGACAAGAGGAGCATAACGGTCGAGACGGCGATGGACTCCGAGGAGGCGATGATCCTCTTCCCCGAGCTGTCCGAGTCCTCCTCCAGGGCCTACACCTCCTTCTGCACGAGCTACTTCATGAGCGTGAAGAGGAACTACAGCTTCAACGAGTCCATGTACGTCCACTCCCTGGTCAGAGCCCTCCAGTTCTCCGGCAAGAGCCTGACCACCTCGCCGCTGATGGTGGAGGAGGGCTTGACCATCACCCAGTTCGCGGAGCTGATGATCAACAGGTCCCACATGGCGTCCTGCATCTCCATGTACTCCGGGAACAAGATCGTGATGTCCCTGTCCCTCGCCGCCGAGAGGATGGAGAAGATGGCGAAGGGGACGTCCTCCATGAGGCACCAGAAGAAGAGGGCGATGACGTTCAAGTCCAGGGAGACGATGGTCACGGCCTCCAAGGGGGAGATAATGGAGTACATGAGGAACCCGAACGCGTCAATCTCCAACCGCTTGAAGTCCGTCATGGACGAGATCGCGGTCAGCCTGGGCATGGACTCCATGGAGTTCCTGACCTCACCGATCAGCACGATCATCAAGGCGTTCGCCCCTTCCAAGCACGCCATGTCCTCGTTCGACCGCTTCCTGGACAACTTCATCAGCATCAGGCAGGGGGAGAGGGACTACTACATGACCAACACCCCGGACAGGGGGGTGTGCTACGCGAACCTCGTGAACCTGTACTTGGAGAGGGCGAAGCCGTCCATCCTTTACAGCATGAACACGGAGTACAGCGACGTCATCTCCAGGAACAGGTTCTTGACGTGGCTGTCGATGGGGAGGGACCCAATGAGCTTTGACTGGGACTCGACGACCGTCGACGACAGCACGGACGACGCGGACGACCACGTGAAGATCACCGACTCCAACGTCGCGAAGGTCATGAAGTTGACCAAGAAGCTGATCCACGACTCCTACCCGAAGAGGTGCGACCACGTGTTCTCCAAGAAGGTGAGGATCTCCAGGAAGGCGTCCTTGTACTTCTACACGGACGTGACCGACACAGCCATCGTCATGAGGGTGGACGAGACGAAGGCGACCAGGGACATGTGGGTGTTCAAGAGGGAGGTCAACCCCTCGATCGACAACCCCGTGATGAGCATGGCCATGCTGGAGTGCAGGACCAAGGGCTTCGACTCCTACACCTGCACCTACAACACCTACAAGGCCTCCACCCCGGAGTACATGTACACCCTCGGAATGCCGAAGATCGGGATCTCCTACCTGAGGACCACCGTGGTGTGGAGGGCCGTGTTGACCCTAGAGTTCGTGAGGAGCCTCTTCATGAAGGACAGGACGGTGTCCTGGACGATCGCGGAGAACCCCTACTTGCTGGACATGGCCAGCCTGGGCTCCTTGGCCAACTCGGACTACACCGAGTTGCTGCAGAACGTCATGTCCAGGGAGGCCTCCCTCGAGGACCTGTCCACCTTCATGGTCAACAGCATGAAGGCGGAGGAGCTGGAGATCCCCTTCATCGACCGGGAGGAGGTGGCGCCCTCGAAGGAGATGCTGGACTGCGTCAACATGTTCACGATGAGCGCGCTCGAGTTGTCCATGGGCTTCTTCTCGATGGAGGACATGAACGCCGAGCTGGAGGACTTGCCGGAGGCCCTCTTGGAGGAGAACTTGGCGGACTCGATGGACTTCGACTTCCCGATGGAGGAGCTCGCCGACCTGACCGACTTGAACGAGGAGAGGGAGTTCGTCCAGGCGGAATTCCACGAGCAGAAGCACTACAACGAGCTGATCACCTCCGCCACGATGGCGGCCATCAAGAGGGAGCTCTCCATAAACAAGGAGGCGATCTCGTCCATGATAAGCAGAGCGTCGGCTACATCCACCGTCTGGAAGGTGTGGAACACCCTCGCGACGTGCATCAAGAAGAAGTTCCCGAGCCTGTGCAACGACCTCATACTCCTGATGGTGGTCATCCTGGCCAGGAGCATGCACCACTTCTCCCGCCTCGTGATGCCCAAGAGCATCTCGTTCTACAGGAACAGCAGGAACTTGGACCTAATCATCGTCAACGCCGACCTCCAGTTGGACTAGAGCGCGAGGAACCCCTTCAGA